CTTGATATTAAACAGACGCATTTGAATGAAGTTAACGAGCGGCTGGAAGACTTGCGGGTCCAGGGGCTAAGGCAAGGACTTGATGTTTCAAAAACAGCGGAAGAAATTTCTAGAAATAAAATTGAATATTTAGAGCTTCAACTTGAAACTGAAAAGAATATTACCGACCAACTTGAGCTGCAACGGCAAATTATTGAAGCCACGGGACTGACGCGGGAAATGCGTCAAGCCGGTCGTCGCGCTGCGATTGGCGTTTTTGATTACGGCCAAGCTGGCGCTGCCAATTTTGCTGGTGGCGAGCAGATCTACCAGCCTCAAGAATTTATGACGCCAGAAGCTCAGCGCTTCCAAGAAATGCGCCAACAACTGGAGGAAATGGTTTCCCTTCAGAATCAAGTGCAAGCAGGCGCGATGCAAATGGGGGAGGCGTTCTCCAGTGCATTTATTGAAACGATTACGGGCTCTAAGTCAGCAAAGCAGGCACTTGCCGATTTGATGGCGTCAATTGGCAAGCATTTTCTGGACATGGCGCAGCAAATCATTACGCAACAAATTGCGATGATTCTTTACGGCACCATCATGAAAGCGCTTGGGGTGGGTCTCAGTGGTGGAGGCGCCGCTCCTAACTACAGCGGTGTTTTCAGTAGCGGTCAGGCAGGGTTCAATCCATCCGTGTTTACGGGGCCAAGTTTGCTTCCGGCGGCCAATGGAGCGGCGTTTGCTCAAAACGGCATTCAACCCTTCGCAATGGGCGGCATCGTCACCAAGCCGACATTCTTCAAGTACGCGAAGGGTGGCGAGATGCAAAACGGCCTCATGGGCGAAGCTGGGCCTGAGGCGATCATGCCGCTCAAGCGTGGTGCTGATGGCAAGCTTGGCGTCGCCGCTCGCCTGGACGGTGCCATGAAACGGTACCGTTCGACGCCTGGTAGCGCAGCCGCCGCAGCAGAAGGTGACAGTGCCTCGCTGGCTGCGGCAGGGGCGGCCACAATGGAGCCGATCGACGTTCGCTACAGCGTGGAACGCATCAACAATGTGGATTACGTCACCGCCGACCAGTTCCAACGCGGCATGGCACAAGCCGCCCAACAGGGCGCAATCCAAGGCGAACGCCGCGCCATGCGTAGCCTGAAGAACAGCAGTGCAACTAGAAGGGGGATTGGTTTGTAGTGGAATACGCCTACGGCCACCTGCTCGACATCGGCCCCAGCGGCCAAGCAGCCCAATACCGCTTCCAGAACTACGCGATAAACCAGAACGTAGACGGGTACTTGTTTCTGCCGTTCAGCTTTGGTGGAGCGGTAGCCACACTTCAAGGCGACAACCTTGACGCCACAATTCAATTTGCAAACATTGAAATGACCCGCGCGTGGATTGTCGAGGCCCTCGATAACCTATGGGTTGCCAAGGTCACAACGGTGCTCTGGGAACCCTCCACTGGAGCAGTCCAGCGCACCCTTTACACCTACTGGGGCACCTGCTCTAGCGGCGGCTGGGATGAGGTCAACATCCAAGTCAGCTTAAACTCAGTGCTTGACGCGGTTCAAACCAACATCCCGGGGCGCCGCCTTCATCGCTGGCAGGTCGGCAGCATCCCGTTTACAGCTCAAATCAGTGTGTGAGCACCTGATTGGCCGACGCTATGAATACGGCGGTGACGACTGCATCCACCTCGTCATCGACGCGCTAAAAGCTCTAGGCAAAAACCCGCCAGACGTCGCTGACGATTGGTATCGGCTCAGCCCACGCGGCATCTTGCGGGAGCTGTCGGTTTACTGCGACACTCTGGATGCTCCCATCTACGATGGTGACATCATTCTGTTTGGCGCCAAGCCACCTGAATTCGGAGTCCAATGGCAGAGTGGCATCCTATTCATAAACCACTTGATTTCCGCAGTGGACTGGAAACCGGTGGCAAGCTTTACGATCCGCCGCTCTTACCGTATGAGATCGCGCTAATTGAAGCGCTTGGTTGCACTGAACAGGAATACAAAGAATTTGTCCGTTACGCACGCGATGCGGCTTATGTGCGTCCGGCTGAATACGAAAATATTCCCGAAATTTATGCAGCAATGGTGCCAGTAGTTGCTGCTGTAGCGGTATCCGCAAAATCTGTTGCAACAACTATTGCAGTTAATGTTGCAATCGGCTTGGCGCTTACTGCTATAAGCATTCTTCTGGCACCAAAAGCTCCAGCTCTTGAAACGCCGGCCAAGATCAAAGGCAAAAAACTAGCCGATCAAATTGGACCTACCCGCTTCAATCAAACCACCAGTTTCGATAACATCAGCGCCCTTGCTGAATACGGTCAGCCAATTCCTATCCCCTTTGGCAAGCGAGGCACTGGCGCTGACGGCGCTTTAACCGGCGGTCTGATTCTTGCGCCTGCACTGGTGTGGAGCCGCATCTACAGCTACGGCAGCTATCAGGCATTTGAAGGCATCTACGTTGCTGGCGAGTACGGCAGTGACGCCCCCGAACTTGGCGGCATCCGTGTTGGCACCACAGCGCTGAACAGCCTCGGCAACCGCGATTTTGCTGTTTACTGGTCCTCCCAGCTTGGTGAAAATCGCCCTACGCCCAGCCGGCGTATTGCTGGCACAGATCAAGGTGGCGCCAGCGGCACTGTTGGCCGCCAGATTTTTACCGCTCCAACCGAGGACGGACAGTTCAGTCAAGGATTTTCCATGGCGTACACCCCACAAGCGGATACGTCGTTTGGAACAGCCGAGCCAATCCACAACGGCACGGCATTCCGCTTCAACTGGGAAATTATCTCGGCGCCCTATGCAGCAACCGAAGGCCCGGACAATAAAGATGCTCGCGTAGAAACTCAAGCCCGCCGCCGCAAGATCGCTGGTTCCGATGCTGATGTTTTGCACCGCTACGCAGATCAACCCAAGGAGGATATTCCGCAGGTCGGGATGCCTGGCGTTGGACGTGCCTACTCCCGCCGCATGGGTTTCGTTGCTCACAACGGCACAACCTACGACAACCGCACAATCGTGGCAGTGTCAGAAAATGACACGCTGGTATTTGAAATTAACGGCACTAACTGGAAAGAGTTCAATCAAGATGACTTCAAAGGTACAGAAGTAAACGTTAAAGATCTAAAAGCATCTGCTGATTCGTGGCGAGCCCGTGCATCTGATTTGCTAGCGATCGGATCCAAGTGGATCATTGGCTCTTCTGTTTGGGTCGTAGAAAGCAGAAGTCCTGATACATGGAAAAAAGGTGTTACACAGCAAATCACATTTCGCTGCACTGCAATTACAGGTGTTGCCACCGTAGGCATCCCTGGCACACGCACCGTCCGCGAACCCCTCGGCGGCTATGAAGGCAGCCTTTTCAACCCCAACAAACACTGCGGCGCAGCTTTCTTCAACATCTGCCGTCTGCATATGGCAAGCATCCGTCCCGTGCGACGTGATGCCCAAGTCATCGAAATTGGACTCCGCAGCCAAGTCTGGAACCGCGCCAACGGACTGTGCAACTTCAACGCAATTCCTACTCCTTTCAAGCTGCATCAGCTCGATAAACAGGACATAACGCTTACAACGCCTCGAATGGATAAGTACTTCGAGCGCACATCGTGCTTTTCTATTTGGGTACGCCCAGTTCAGGTTTATGGCCAAGCCCAGCAGCCTTGGCGCAGGATGCCGCAAGTTTTCTGCGTTACTGGTAGTGCCCCGGTCGATCAATACAACTACATCCGTATTCGTCCTCGCCAAGTCGGCTACTACGAGTACCGCTTCATTCCACGCACTGGATCAGACATTGCAATCAACAGTATCGACACGAATCAAGTCGTCCGTCTCAACGCAAACACCGGAGCCGAATTTGGTCAAGATTACGCAACAGATTACGGTGCCTTTCGCGTAACAACAAACGGTGATGTTGTATCCATCGCTGACATTCGCTTAAACGACGAACTTGTAACAGACCCGCAAGAAGCAAGCAGCGTAACCACCACACAAACCACGCTCCCAACAGCGCTATCCCAATACGACCAAAGCTCGAACAATGGCAGCATCCAGCAAGTCGTCAATGCGTGGCTCACCGAAAGACTGGGATATGCACGCGATTATCCCGGTCGCGTCCGCAGCGCCACCATCACATTTGACAAGCCCGGCGTGGGGCAAATTGTTTTCAACGTAAACGCTACATCTGTAGCTGGCACACTTGGCGTCACCATTGGTCCGGTCTATCTCAACGCAAACCGTGGAAATCCTTACCAGTGGACAAACGTCTCTTACAACGTCATTTCTGCAAACGGTACGTGGAACACATCCCACAGATTCACTGTCGTCATTCCGGTCAACAATGACTTTTCGCGTGTAGGCGGCTATTCGGAAGTCAACGTTGCCTTTGCTGTTACTGCTGTCCAAGCCGTATCGACAGTCAACAGCTCTACAGTCAGCAGCGCTGAGCGCGTATTTGAAGAAAACTCACAGGTCTCAGACTGCAGCCATTATCTGGAGCTGACCAAATCCAATGAAAGCGGACCCGAGCATCAGATCGTTTACGTCAACGAGTGCATTTCCAACGAAACACTTGCCGAGTACTACGGCATGTCCACGCTGGGATTTACTGTTAAATCCAGCGGTCAACTTGGCGGCATCGGTCAAATCCGCGCTTGGGTGCCAACCGGTATCAGCGTTTACCGCTTGATTGAGCAGGACAACAGACCCAGCAACCTTTTCGCCGATCTTGTCTACTACCTCCTGACCAGCAAGAGCCAAGGTGTCGGCAATGTTGTCCCCACAGAGCTGATCGACGTCGAATCACTCACCACAACCGCCCAGTACTTACGCGCCAACAAGATCTTCTTTGACGGCGTGGTGGAAGACAGCGACAGCCTGCGCTCGTTCCTCTACGACAACGCAGCGCTGCAGCTCTGTAATTTCACGATCAAAAACGGCCGATTCGGCATGATGCCGGCGCTGCCCTACGACAGCAGCTACCAGATCAGCACCACGCCCATCGCAATCGAGCAGATTTTCACCTCGGGCAACATCATCCAAGACAGCTTGCAGGTCCAGTACATCGACGCCGCCCAACGCGCCAACTTCCGCGCCTTGGTTACCTGGCGCGTCACCGTTGAAAACGATCTGCCGACACAAGCCTCCGCTTTGGTCGACTGGGCCGACATCCCCGAAGGCAGCCGCTCCACGACCCAGCAAGCTTTCGATCTAACTGACTTCTGCACCAACCGTGCCCAAGCACTGAAGACCGCACGGTTCCTGCTGAGCATCCGCCGCCGCGTCACTCACACCGTCAGCTTCAAGACCGTACCCGACGCCCTCGGCATCCAACCCGGTTCCTACATCCGCATTATCACCGAAGCCACCACCTACAGCGCCACCAACAACGGCGGCATCACTGACGCTGGCACCCTGGTCAGCGTAACCTCCATCGCCAACGGGACCTACGACGCCCTGATTTACAACCCCAGCACTGGAGCTGTAACCGAGCAACGCATTACGATCCAAAACAACGCCGTCACAGATTCCGCTTTGCGCGGCTGTCTGTTTACGTTGCTCAGCCTTCAGACCAGCGCATCCGTTTATCAAGTGGAGCAACTAACGCTGGACGAGGATGGCTTGGTAAATATCAGCGCCGTAGAAGTGCCCGTCGATTCCACGGGCGTTAGCATTGTGGCTAAGGACGTGCTCACTGAGGCGAATTTCCGCGTACTGGAATAATGGCTTTTCCGACACTGACGCCAACCAGCCGCGAGTTCAGCCCTGGTGCGTGGCCCATCAAAAACTACAACGCACAATCCGGCGCCGAGATCCGAATTTTGTACGGATCCCAACGTACTAACGCCAAGCTTGGTCTTAGCTACGAAAACGTAACTGACGCAAACGCCCAGCTCTTCATCGACGACTTCAATTCAAACATCGGCACACTTCGTACTTTCACGCTTCCTTCCGCTGCACAAAACGGCTGGAACGGCAGTGCGGAAACTTTGGATGCGCCACCTGGCACAAAGTGGCGCTACGAAAGCGAGCCGCAAATCCGCTCAGTGAGACCCGGCCGTAGCAGCGTTACAGTGAATCTGGTGGCGGTGATCTAATGGCCAAGGTTTATACCGGACGCGATGGCCGCCTGCTGATCGACGGCACCGAGCAGATCAAGGTCAGTAACTGGACCTTGACTGGCTCTCTTGAAGTGCTGGAAACCACCACGCTTGGCGAATCACAACGCAGTTACGCGCCAGGCGTCCAAGAATTCAACGGCAGCGCCACACTGCTGTACTACAAAGACGACGCAGGCCGCAACGACGCCGCCACAGCTTTGAAGAGAGTGCTGCGTGTTGCTGGCGTATCCAGCAGCGATACCGTCACAATGCGTCTGCGTTTGGCGGATGGCAACACAAACAGCGACGTGCAACTGACTGCTTACATCACCAGCGTCTCGTTTGGTGCCAGCGTGGGTGAAGTCAGCTCTGCCCAAATCAGCTTCCAAGCCACTGGCGCACTCACGGCGGTGACAATCTGATGGGCATCTACCTCGGCAATGTCGGCAATATTGAGCTGACTCGCCTGTCGCTTGAAGGCAGCAAAGAGTCTGTGGTCAATCCGTCAGACGTCAATGCCGCTCGCGATCGATTTAGCTTTGATTTTGACCCTAGTTATTTAATCAGTGGTGACCTAGTTGAGATTGCCACAACAGATAGCACGAATCTTGATTTCGTCGCCGCAAGTGGATGGGCGAATAACACTGTTCAACCAAGTGGAAATTGGTACGCATTTATTGATGAACTAGGCGGTATTCGTCTGTACACAAACTTTGACGACAGCCTTGAGGGTGCTAGCACCGGCCTCGTGGCCCTCAATGCAATTGCTCGCAATATTCCAATCAGAGTTACGGTGCGTAACCGTGATGCCAGATTGCTGGGGTGTGTGTCTGACTATGAAA